GAATTAAGTTTTTATAATTTTTGGAATATGTATAGAAGGGGGGGAATCGCGGGGGCAATTGTCGAGCAACGTCCTAATGTGTGTTGGGTTAGTCCGCCAATAATTAAAGCGAGCGGCATTTTTTTAAATGAACTACAAGTTTTAATTAAAAATAAAAAACTTTGGAAAAGATTGAAAAGTGCCGATAAAAAGCAACGCGTTGGGCAGTATGGAGCCCTATTTATTCGTGTTAAAGATGGGCTTAGTTTGGATCAACCAGTGGGAAATTTAAATGGCCCTGGCTCCATTGAGAGTATAATCCCTCTCTATGAAGGTCAGCTGGTGCCTTTTGATTTTCATAGAGATCCTAAATTAGCTGATTATGGAAAACCGTCAATGTACCAATATCGTGGCGGTTCTGTTGGGGACAGGAATCCAAATGTATCGGACACATTTAACATCCATCCAAGCAGGGTAATTATTATCAGTGAAAATGCGGACGATTCAATTTACGGAATTTCATCATTAGAGCGTCCGTATAATTCATTGTTGGATTTGAGAAAAATCACAGGGGGTTCCGCTGAGGGGTTCTACAGAAACGCATCACAGTCTCTTGTATTCAGTGCCAAAGATGATTCTCAAATGATAACGGGCCAAGAACTGTTGGATGAGTTTGATAAAAATGTTCAGGATTTTATTGAAAACAGAATGCGGAAATATCTGTATGCCCCTGGCGTAGAAACCACACAAATAAATTCAAGTTTGACATCACCAAAAGAGCATTTTTTTGCATCGTTATATGATGTCAGTGCAGCCGATGGCACACCAGCAACAATACTGATTGGACAACAGACAGGTCGCTTAGCGTCAGATGAGGATCAGGTGTATTTCAATGTACTCAATCAATCACGACGTGAAAATTTTCTCACTGAATGTGTTGAGGATGCCATAAACTGGTTTATAAAAAATAATGTTTTACCAAACGAAGAATTTGTTGTTGAGTGGGACGATTTACTTTCAGTGTCGGACGACCAAAAAGCAAAAATCGCTGACATACTTTCAGGAATTAATGAAAAACAATTCCGTTCGGGCGGTGAGGCAGTTTTTTCTGGGACAGAAATCAGAGCAGCGGCAGGGTATGAGCAGGAAATCGACGAATTCCCGCCTTCAGAATATCTGGACGAACTGGAACTGACAGATTAGGGGTGGAGCATGTCCAGAAACAAAACAGATCCTACAGGCCAGAGGCGGAACAGAAACAGGGCAACCAGGGCGCTGCATAAACGGCTGAGAAACGCACGTAACGAGGTAACCGATCTGTTTCTATCACTGCCATATGAAAAACTCACTGTGTCCCGTACACAGGCGCTCACGAATCAGGTCAGGTTCAGGTATCAGGCGGATGCGCAAACAATGCAACGTTTGGCGATTCAGATTGCGACACAGCTCAATATTGACCTGCAAACATTATCGTCTGGTATGCCACCTGAATGGTTTTTTCAGGAATTTATAGAGATTGCATCACGTTCTGGGGTATCTGAGGATATTAGAGACATCGAGCAGGAAATCAGGGCATTAGAAAATACGGGAATGTTAGTAACTGACACAGGTATTGGAAAAACGACAGTCAACATTGAATCTATTTCGCAATCTGCTGTATATCAGAGGTGGCTGAACTCTCAGTATGTATACAACTATCAAATTGTGAAAACTCTATCCCAAAAAACGGCCAACGATGCTTTTCAGGTGATACGTGATGGAGTAGAAGCAGGTGTAAATCCCAGAACAGTAGCACGGGAGATTAAAAAACGTTTCGATGTTTCGAAAAGTGACGCTGAAAGAATAGCGCGTACAGAAATAAACGGAGCATATAATTCATCTAAACTGGATATGACAGATGAATTAGAAAACGCTTATGGTATAAAATTAGGGACTCTCCATATTTCTGCCCGATTGCCAACAACTAGACTAACACATGCTGAGCGACACGGACGTGTGTATACTACTGAGCAACAGCGAAAATGGTGGGCGACAAAACCAAACAGAATTAACTGTTTTTGTAGTACTCAAAAAGTCGCCGTAGACCCCAAAGGCGAGCCATTAAATGAACGTCTGATCGGTAGAGTGACGACACAGCGGGAGGAGTTTTTAGAACAACGGGAGAAACAGTTGGAGAACAAATCCTAAATCAACAATGGTAATTACTATGAAACATAAAAATTTTATTTGTTCAAAAAATCAAAAATCACAACAGAAATTGGTTCATTGCACGACAACTGTACCCCCCGCGAATATTCGAAGGGAATCAATTAACGGGGACGAACATATAGTAATTACCTCATTCACGTTGCCAGGGAATATCGTTATGAATGGGATTATGTATCCCCAAGAGGAGCGTGACAAAAGTTATAAACTTTTAAACAGAACCCTGGCACCAGTTGAGCATCCGACCGACATTGATGGGAATTTTGTTTCTGCATATGACCCTACGTCGATACACAATTTTCACGCAGGTGCGTATAACGACGACGCTGAAATTGATGGGTCAAACCGGATAAAAATAAATAAATATGTGAACGTTAAAGAGGCCAAAAAGACGGAAAAAGGAAAACGACTTTTGGACAGAATAGAGGAACTTGAGACCAATGAAAACGGTAGGCCCATTCATACATCTGTAGGATTGTGGTTAGATTTGGAGGAGCTGGACACCCCACAAACAAATGAAATGGGGCAGGAGTATAGTTTCATTGCATCTAATTTTGTTTTCGATCATGACGCGATTTTGTTGGATTCTGTGGGGGCGGCACAACCACACCAAGGCACGGGCATTGGAATTAACAGCTCTAATTTAATTGATGTCATAAATTGCACGTTGGATACCCAAACAATTAAAAATGATAAAAAGACTTACGAGCTGGCGAACAATAATCAGAAATGGGTTGAAACATTGGCAGTTGCGAGGTGGAAAGAATTCACAGGCTCACAGAGAAAACCTTCAGAAGAATATAAGAATGGTTTTTTCTATCATAATGCTGATTCTGTTGATTCATTTAATAGTTACAAATTACCGTTTGTTGACGTTATCGACGGTGCTGTCAGGGTTGTGCCACGGGCTATAAAAAATGCATTGTTAGAATGCAACACTTTGAACATCCCAAAAAAAGAAAAAGACAAAATTAAAAAAAATATAATTTCACATTTACCTGCAAAGTCACACATTGAAATTAACGAGTCCGGGCTTAAAGAATTAAATGAAAAATTATATGGAAAATTAAGAACAATTTTTGATTTTGAAAATACGTGTGCATGGATTGAGGAAATTTGGATTGACCGTTTTGTTTATGAGGTTGAATCCAATTATTTCATGCAGTATTACACAACAACCGAAACAGGGGGTATAGAATTCATAAACGAACCGAAACAAGTTTCGAAACAGATAGAGTATGAACCAGTAAATGAGGAACAAGACGAAATGAAAGAAAAAATGATTGAAGCGCTTAAAAAAGCGGGAATTTCTGTGAACAGTGAAATGACGGATGATGAATTGTTGGCATTGTTCAGCAAGTTAAAAAACAATTCAGACGACACAGACGACACAGACGGCACAGACGACAGTATTGACCCAGTTTTAGCCGCTGTGAATAAAATGTCGGAACGTTTAAACGACATTGAATTAAAATTGACAGCGAACGAAACTGCCAACAAAAAAGAAAAAATAAGCGCAATTTTGTCGGCCAACACTTTTCCACAAATGACTGAGGAGGATTTGTTGAAAACGCCAGATAACGTTCTGGATGGCATGTATAACAACTGCCAATCAGTATCATCGTTTGGAATCCCTTTAGGTCAGCCGCTTACGAATTCAGGGTCTGACCCTTGGGCCGATTATGGCCTACCTGAATAATTAATTTAATTTTTTAGCAGAGGAAAAACAAAATGGCGGGAACAGGTAAAAACGTTATTTTTGCGGGCCGTTCGTCAAATGAATCAACAAATTTAAATCCTCAGTATGTCGAAGCCTTGGCGGCTGAGGCGATTTCACCGGGGGATGTTGTTGTATTGGACGCTACAGGTAAATTTGCATTAAAAACTGCCACTGCTGACCCAGTAGCATATGTTGCAAATTTAAATTCTTTGAAACAGGGGAGTGTTTCAGATGACTGGGTGACTGGTGAGACCGTTGTTTCATTTTTGCCGCGCGATGGGGAGTACTACAACGTTCGTGTTATCGATGCTCAAAATCTGGTTAAAGACACGCCGTTGAAAATTTCAGCCACTGCCGGTAGTTTAGAAATCGGCGTTCCGGGAACAGATGCAATTATTTTTTATTCGGACGAAGCTGTTGTGACAACAGCGGATAAACTAGTCCGGGTTAAAAAAATATAATTATTTGAATTTGAGGAAACAAAAAAATGAGTTGGATTTTTGAATCAAACAATGCGTCCACAATTAAAATAGGGATGTGGAATCAAACACTTCACAGCCGTCGAGAATTCGATAGTCGTGAAAGACAAATCGCTCAAAATGCAGGTATTCACCCTAATGCGGCGGCAATTATACCGCAAGACGTGTGGCGGGAATTTGATAATTTGACAATTCAGATTTTGCGGAATGATGAGGGTGACGTACTGCTGAATGACCTGCTTCCGTTAGCAAAAGAACTACCTGTCGGAAAAGTGGTTCACAAGTACCGTAAAGCCAGCGATGGGGGTGTAGTTAAACGTTCGGTGTCAGGATCCGTTTCTGGCATACGTGATAAAACTGGGTACTCATATGGTGACACAGTGATACCAGTTTTTGATTCTCCGTTTGGGCGTGAATGGCGTGAATGGGAGGCCCAGTCTTCGGAAAATTTTGATGGGCTTATCGATGATCAGAACAATTGCGTTAGGGCTGTTAGATCGGATTGGGCGAACTACATCAAAGACGGCGACGCTAATATTGTTTTTAACGGCGTGAATGCCTATGGTTTTTCCAATTCCCCTGCCGTTGTTGCGTTTGATTTGGGTGGCTCTGGTCAGAATTTGGATTACACGTCGAGTACGGCAACAGGTGAGGACATCCGCAACGGTTTTAAAGGACAGCGCGATATCTTGCGTATAACGAATAACGTGCAAGGTGAATTTACTGTTTATGTGTCGCGTGAAATCATGTCGAATTTGGAGCGATATTACAGTGATAATTTCTCAACGGGTGAAACCATATTACAACAATTGATGAAATTAACCGGTATTCGCGAAATCAAAGAAACAGCCTTGTTATCTGGAAATGAATTTTTCTGGACAGTGCTACGCAACTCGAATATTCGCCCGTTAGTTGGTATGCCAGTTAATACAATCATGCTGCCGCGCCAAATGATGCGTGATGATTATACCGGGGTGGTATGGGGGGCAATGGGTATAGAATTCATAGAAGACTATGATGGCAAATCTGGGAACATGTTTTCATCCGAATTAACCGCGCCAGTATAAATGGCATGAGCAGTAACTTAAATTTTTGAGGATTTATAAAATGGCAAAAAAAGCATTTGTTGTAACAGGCGGCACAATTATGCAGAAAAAGCATGGTGTCATGGTTCCCCACAAAAAAGGGGACACGGTATTTTTGGAGATTGACGAAAAAGGTAACCCAATCAACCGGGCTATGCTGAGCCGGGTGGAAGAAAAAAGACCGACCCGTAAAATTGCCCGTGATGCGGACGACGACCCAGTTGAGGAGACTAACCCAGTTGGGGATACTAACCCAAAAGGCAAAAAAGCCTCAAAAACATCAAAAGTGTAACTGTTAATCAATATTAAATTAGCCCTCTTAATTTTTTTGAGGGCTAATTTTGGAGGTATCATGTCACGTATAACTATAGATGAATTGCGACAGATAATACTTGGCATATCACTGCCTGACGCTACATTAACTCTAATCATAAATGTGGCTACAGATACAGTTAACAGCATTTCTACGGGTTGTGGAGCAGGGTTATCAGATGAAACCCTGAAAAATGTTGAGTTATATTTATCAGCGCATATTGTTTCTGTGTCAGAGCCAGGTATTTCTGTGTCAGAAGAACAATTTGAGAATGCTAGAATGAAATACAATACTGCTGTTTCCGGTAGCGGGATTCTTGGCACCCCCTTTGGGCAACTGGCAAATTTTCTTTCTAATGGATGTTTAGTAGAAAAAGGCAAACGTCCAACAAGAATTTTTTCAGTCGGAGTTTGACGTATGTCACCGATAAAACTAAATCAAAAAATAACTTTATGGGAGTATTTAGGAGAGGATGGAACAGGCGGTTATTCTTTTTCTGCCCCTATTACAGTAGATGCAAAATTTGCAGAAGTTAATCAAAGATTTAGAAATTCTCAAGGCGATGATGTGATGAGCAAAGCCGTCGTCTATACCACTGAAAGAATTACTGTTAACAAAACTCACATATATTTCGGTGAGTCCAACGCATTACAGCCCCCGATTGATTCTGAAATTATTCGGGCAGTTAAAACTAACCCCAGCATGTATGGGGATTTATCAAAAGGGTGGATTTGATGTCTAACGAAAGACAAGTTTTAAAAAACCTACAGAACCAACACAGTTTGCTGAGAAGGGCTTTAATTGTCGGTATCATCGATGCTTCTTCACATGTTGAATTTTTTTCAAACGAGTTAGCCCCAAGAGACACAGGGTTTTTACGTATGTCCTCCACTATTGTCGAGTATCCCGAAAATAAAAAAGATGTAATTTTGGGGGGTGTAGGATACACAGCCGAATATGCTGCATATGTACACGAAATGCCAGAAACAAATAATTTTACAACAGAGGGTACAGGCCCAAAATTTTTAGAGCGTGCCCCAAGAGAGAATAGAGACGAAATAAATGAATCATTTATAAGCGTGGTCAAAGGGTATCTAAAGACATGGCAAGTGTAGCGTACAGTGTGGCCCTTCTGCTGCAACAAAACAGTTTTGGCACTTTGGGGGCAGACATTTTTGTTCATAAATGGGGGCTTACTGAAGGCCATCAAATTCTTGTAATGAATACAGGGGGAAATGCGTCGGAGTTAAAAACTTTGTATCGGAACCCTTATTTTCAAATCCTAGTTAGGGGGGAGGAAATTAAAAGCCACGAAATATATTATGAAGAAGCAGAGAACATTTACAATTTTTTGGTTTCTTCGCCGGAAAATATAACGGTTGACGGATATGCCTATAAGGGGTTTGAGCCAACAACGGATATAATGGCGATTGGTGAGGATGAAAACGGAAGACCTGTTTTTTCAATGAATTTTGAAACCTACATTTGAGGAATTTAATAAATGGGCAGTGAAAACAATGTATTAAAAGGCAAAGAACTGGTTTTTCTGGTGCGCAATGATGCTGATACAGCTTGGGAAATTTTAGGTGGTGTAAAGTCTCGGTCAGTTGTAATTAATAACCCAACTGAGGAAGTAACAAGCTCCTCAACAATATCTGAATTTGTTGAGAGGGAATACACTGGGTATTCCGACATTTCATTTTCCATTGATGGGACAGCAGATACAAGGGTGGGCATTGTAGAGCCATCTACAGGGCTTCTGATAGCCCCGTTCAAAAGGCTGTTGCAGATTGGCAGTACCGCAACAAACCGTTGTGGTAGGTTCCAGCTGCTATCAACAAATCCTGATCTTGGGTTTATTGTAGAGGGGGAGTTTAACGTAACTAGCGTAAACGTCACAGGTGCTACCCCAGGGCTTTTGACATTCAGTGCGACATTAGAATCAAGAGCTGAAATTTCAATTACTTTTTAAACAAATAATTTTTTTAAAAAAACAGGAAAAAATATGGCAGAGTTAATCACACAACCAATAACCCCAGATGGATCTGACCTATTAACGTTGTTAACAGCGGCAGATGCAGCTGGAGACTTTGTAAAAAAATCGGATGGGCTTCTATTCGTTTTAACAAACGGGGATGCCGCACCACATACAGTAACTGTTGCTTCCCCGGTTTCCGAAACTGTCGCTAACGGGTTCGGGAAACAGGCAGTTTCTGATATTTCCATTGCTGTCCCGGCCGGGGAATCAGTTTATTTCAGTGTCCCATCTGGTTACGCAACATCTGGTAGTATTCAGCTAACGTACGATGCCGTTACCAGTGTATCAGTGGGTGTGTTTGCTGTGAGCCCTAATGCATGAACCAGTACACTGAAACCGTATTTGATGAAAAATTGAAAATAACATATTCGTTTTTTTACGGTTTTGGATTTTTGAGAGCCATGCAAAAGCATGGCCTTGATCCGCAAACTGTATGGGAATCATTGCGAAACGGAAAACCTGACGTTGTGACCATAGCAAAAACAATGCAATGTGCCCTACAAACTGTTAATGACGAAAGTGTTAACTTTAAATCTGCTGAGAAACACTGTGAGCAAATTTTAAATAGATTTGGAATGTTAGAGGGGGTTACATTAGTTTCGTATTTGCTAACTAACTCGTTGATAGGTGATATAAAAAAGCGAGAGATCAGCAACACCAACAGGCTGAGAATGATAGCGGAAACAGTATTTCAAGATTTGAACTCGAAAAAATACATGAAAGTTGGGTTGCTCTGGGTGGCGGCGTGTCTGATTTCTGGGTTGCTGGGTGGGATGATTTCTACACTTTACTCAATATCCACATGATAAAAACCGGTAAAAAAGGTACTGGGTCTGGTTCATTTACAGAAAGCCAGCTTGATGAAATGTATAAAACAATCGCACACAAAATTAAAAAATGAGGAACAATAAATGTCTTTTAGTTTGGGGGAATTATACTATGACCTAAAAGTTAAAACTGGTGATTTAAATAAAGCTGAAAAAAAAGTGGAAAGAAGTACTTCAACCATGAGGTCGGCTTTTAAAACCCTTGCGGGCGCTATGGCTGTTGCTTTTTCAGTTCAACAAGTCGCTAAAATAACAGTTATGGCAGATGAACTTAGAGTAGCAGAAAAGCGGATTGAAAATTTATCTAATTCTACATTTGAGGCTAATAGAAATTTATCGAGTTTAAAATCAACAGCTAATGAAACAGGGATGGAGTTTAAATCTATTTTTAAAATTTTTGAGGGGTTTAAACGGGTTCAATCCGACATCAATGCTACAGACGATGAAATGCTTACATTCACTGATTCGTTGGCTAAATTGGGAAAAATAGGTGGGTCATCACAGGAGGAAGTGAACAATGCTTTGAGACAGTTAAACCAATCATTATCAGGCGGCATTGTCCGCGCTGAGGAGTTTAATTCTGTTCTTGAAAATACACCAGAAATTGCTGTAGCAATTGCGGACGGCCTTCATATGTCCCTTGGGGAAATGCGTGAGTTAATGCTTGAGGGAGAATTGTTATCCGAAGACGTATTCGAAGCAATCCTGTCTCAAGCGGATAAAACTAACGAAAGATTTGAAAAAATACCGAAAACATTAGGCCAGGTGGCACAGGAAACTAAAAATATTCTGATTGATATGATAGGTGAGTTAAATAAAACAACCAGATTCACAGAAGCAATTTCCGCCGCTTGGGATAAAACAAACGAAAAACTACAGGAATTTTTAGATAACTCTAAGAAGATTGGTGACTTAACTGAAAGTGAGGCTGAGAGAAGAAAAAAATCTGTCAGGGAAGAATTAGTTTTACTGCAAAAAAGACTTATGCATTATGTTGATCAAGACAGGTTAATGAAAGAAGCCGGAAAATCAGAGGAACAAAGGGTTCCGGTTTTAGCGGGTATAAAAAAAATAAATGATGAAATAATTAAAAAAAATGAGGAGTTAGCAGCACTTGAGGGTCAGTCTTTAACTATCGAACAAAAAAAACAAGAGGAGTTAAAAAAGGACAATGAGGAGCGTGAGAAAACGCTCGAATTAATAAAAAAAGAAAAAGAAGAACGTGACAAAGCCAACGTGCCAGCCAACGTGTCTGAGCCAGACGTATTATTAGAAGACCAGCTAAGTTGGCCGTTACCACCATCACCGCAAGCACCTGAAGGGCCTGAGGAACCCGATTTGGCTAGTTTTATGGAGGATGCTTTTGATCGAATAAAGGCATTGGATTTTGAAGGTGTTTTTAATTTAATTAAAGATTTGCCAAGTGGGGTGGCACAGGAATGGTTAAGCAGCACGGACGAACTTGTGAACGTTTGGGGCAATACTTTTTCATCGATTGCACAAGTTGGTAAGAACGTAAGGGAAAAAGAGCTACAGGAACAAATAGACGCTGTTAATGCCAGGACGGATTTATCAGAAGAAGAAAAAGAAGAAACCATAAAAATTCTGAAAGAAAAGTCGAAAGAAAAATCAAAATTAGAAAAAGCCGCGCTCATTGCTGAGCGTATTGCGGCATTAGCCAGTATTGCAATTAACACCGCCAAAAACGCTATGGAAGCAGGGGGTTTAACGCCTTTGGGAATTGCACAGCTTGCGTTCGGTGCCGCACAGGCAGCGGCCGTTGCGTCCACTCCCCTTGGCGGCGGTAGGCAGTTCGGAGGTGAGATAGCTCCCGGCGTATTAACGCCAGTAAATGAAAACGGTGAGCCCGAAATGTTGGCGATAGGAAACAAACAATATCTATTAACAGGCAATAAAGGGGGAAGGGTAACGAGCGGCGCAGATATGGCAACAAATGGGGGATTTAAATTAACAGTCATAAATAATGCAAATGGGGTAGACGTTACACCACAATATATAACGAAAGAAGAAGCAGTTATTTTAATAAATAAATCTACTAACGTAGCAGTTAACAGAATTAATTCGAGCATTGAAAGTAATCAGGGAAGCACCGCTAGAGCTTTAAATAGTCGTAGTATGAGGGTCTGACAAATGGCAGTACAAATATATCCATCGAATTTACCGTTGCCAGTAAATTCAAATATCTGGGTCCGGGAAACCAACAATATAAATTCTATTCCACTGGCAAAGGGTAGCCCGGTAGTTTATTTAAAATACCCAGCTTCATCATTACATTATGATGTTGAATGGAATTTTAGCGCTCAAGAACTTAGGGCGTTTATGGGGTTCTATGATTTAATTTTAAATAAAGGCACTGAATGGTTCACTATGCCGGTTCAATGGTTAGTGTTAGATTCAGAAATAGTTAAACAGCAAACATGTAATTTTTATGGAAATGGATTGAACGTAACAAATAATGGCACTCGTCGAATTGTTAATTCCTCCCTCACCATAAAAGACCCTAGCAGAGTAGTAACAGGATAAAAAACATGTCGATAACTTTATCATATCCAGAGACTTTACCGTTGCCATTAAACGTTCTTGCATACAGCAATACTTTTAATAGCATACAGAATAATCCTGATCTTGGGCCTCCCGTTAACTTTAAATGGAGTGATCAAGAAAATTTAATTTTTAATCTACAGTGGTCTTTTTCCATAAACCAATTAGCTGAATTTCTACTGTGGTTTAACAATGACTTATATTTTGGGTCTAGGTGGTTCA